GCGAGATGCTGTGGGATGATGATTACGGCAACGGTGCCGTGCTGCGCCGCGAGAAGGCGACGCAGACGCCGCGCAACTGGAGTGCGCTCTATCAGCAGCGGCCGGCGCCGGACGAGGGCAACTATTTTCTGCGCGCCTGGCTGAAGAGCTATGACCGCGACCCGCCGCGGGCGCAGCTGCATGTGTACGGCGCCTCGGACTATGCGGTCACGGCCGACGGCGGCGATTATACCGTGCATGTCGTGGTCGGGATCGATCCCTCCGGGCGGATGTATCTGCTCGATCTGTGGCGCGAGCAGGCGGCTTCCGACCGGTGGGTGGAGGCGTTCTGCGATCTGGTGCGGCGCTGGCGGCCGCTGGCCTGGGCCGAGGAGCAGGGCCAGATCCGCGCCGGCATCGGGCCGTTTCTCGAGCACCGCATGCGCGAGCGGAAGGCGTTCGTGCTGCGCAATCCGATGCCAACCCGCGGCGACAAGGCGATCCGGGCGCAGAGCATTCGTGGCCGCATGGCGCTGCAGGGGCTGTACGTGCCGGACGGGGCGCTGTGGCGTGCAGCGCTCGAGCACGAGCTGCTGACGTTCCCGGCGGGCCGGCATGATGATCAGGTCGATGCGCTGGGATTGATCGGGCAGCTGCTCGACACCGCGACCTATGGTGCGCCGGTGCGCAAGAAACCTTCCGGTATTCTGTCCGGCTATCGTCTGTTAGAGGGCGAGCTGGGCCAGCACCAGGGTCTCGACGGCTTCAACAAGGCGATGTGATGGAAGAATTAGCGCGCCACCTGCACCGCCACGGTGAGCAGGGTGCCAAAGTACTCGATGTCTGGGAACAGCGGCTCAAGGGCCGGCTCGTTCTGATGATTGCGATCGAGCTGGAGGATGGCAGCCGCTGGAGCAGCCGGCTGGATCGCAGGATGGCGACGGACCTGACCGAGGTGCTCGGCCCGCATCCGCTGGTCGAGAAGCATTACGGCGTGCTCGCGCGCTCTCGACCATTGCATTAAAGCGATGTAGTTTTCGCGCGGCACCCACCAGGCGCAGGAATTGCGTCTTCGTCACGTGACGAACACGCGAGGGATTAACGACCATGGCCAACGTGGGGCTCATCCTCCTGGTATTTGCGTTTGTGTTTGCGGTGATTGCCTCCTGCGTGATGGTGCAGGCCGGGCGCTTCCACCTCGGCTGGGCGGCGATCGCGTTCTGGATCGGGGCTGAACTGTTGGGTGGGCTCGGGCGCGCGCTGCACTAGGGCGCGTGCGATGGTGTTCTCGCCCTCGAGCGTATTTCCACAGAACCTGAACTGGGGCCTCACCGGCATGGCCGGCGGCTTCAACCCGGCGCTAGTCACTCCCGGGCAATTTGGCAATCAGCAGCGGCCCGGCACGCCCTCCCGGATGCCGCAGTTCACCCAGCTCAACCCGCCCAACGCCGAGAGCAAGTGGGGCACGCAGCCGACCGATCAGTTTCTCCCGGTCGCCGAACTGAGAAGGTTCTACGAGAACTATCTGGCGACCAAGACGTGGGAGGTGCAGGAAAAACGCATGGCGCGCCGGTACAATGCCGGCGACCAGTGGACGGCGGACGAGCTAAAGAAGCTGAAACTGCGTAACCAGCCGAAAGTGACCCGCAACCGGGTCAAGCGGAAAATCAATGCCGTCGTCGGACTGGTGGAACGGCTGCGCCAGGATCCGAAATGTTACGCCCGTACTCCCAAGTCGGAGGAGCAGGCCGATCTCGCGACCGCTGTCATCAGATACGTTCTCGATAGCAACCGCTGGGAGAGCCTGTCGAGCAAAGTGGCCTCCGACGCAGCGCGCGAAGGCATAGGCTGCCTGGAGCTGGGCCTGAAGCAGCGTGTCGAAGGCGATCTCGACGTCACCCTCGAGCATGTGACCACCGACACGTTTTTTTACGACCCCCGCAGCTACCGCGCGGATTTCACGGATGCGCTGTTCATGGGCACCGCCAAGTGGGTGGACATCGAGATTGCCAAGCAATTTTCCCCTCCGGAGAAATGGGCCGACCTGGAGGCGACCTCATCGAACGACACCGGGGCAGTGTACTCCGAGGATGGGGAAAGAGCGATCCGCTGGATGGACAGCGTGCGCAAGCGGATCCGCCTGGTCGATGTCTGGTACTACCGCAACGGCGAATGGTGCTGGGCGCTGTACACCTACGGCACTATCCTGATGGAGGGGCTCTCGCCGTTCGTCGACGTCGAGGGCGCCACCATGACCAAGTTTCTGGCGTTCAGTGCGTTCATCGATCCCGACGGCGACCGCTTCGGGTTCATCCGCGACATGAAGGACATCCAGGACGAGATCAACCACCGCTACAGCAAGGCGCTGCACCTGTTGAACACCCGGCGCACGTTTGTCCGCCGCGGCACCATGGACGTCAACCGCATGCGCCAGGAGCTGGTCAAGACCGACGGCATCATCGAGTGGGACGCCGAGAAGCCGGAATTCGACGACCAGCGTCAGCTGGCCGACATGCAGGGCCAGATCGCGTTCCTGGAGGATGCGAAAACCGAGATTGAGAATTTTGGTCCCAACCCGGCGCTGATCGGCCAGGGCGACCAGGCCAGAAGTGGACGGGCTATCGCCCTTTTGCAGCAGGCCGGCATTGCCGAGCTCGGGCCCTACATCATCGAGCTGAAAGATTGGAAACTGCGGCTCTACCGGGCGGTGTTTGCCAACGTCAAGAAACATTGGCAGCTGGAGCGCTGGATCCGCATCGTCGACCCCGAGGACGAGGCGCAGCTCATCCAGATCAACGGCCTGCGTTACGACCCGCTCACGCTGTCTTTCCAGAATGTAAACAATATCACGGCGATCGACGTCGACATCATCATCGACGAGGGCGCCGACACCATCAACATGATGATGGATACCTTCGACACCTTGGGCACGCTCGCCAGCCGCGGCGCCCAGGTGCCGCCGGCGCTGCTGATCGAGCTGGCGCCGATCCCGGCCCGGATCAAGAAGAAGTGGCTGCAGCGGCTCGACGCCACCAACCAGCCCGATCCGCAGAAGGAGCAGCTGAAAACCATCGCGATCGCCGGCGAGAACGCCAAGGTGGACGAGACCAAGTCCAAGGTGGCGAAGAACATCTCCGACGCGATGAGCAAGGTGGCGACCTCGTTCACCCCGCAGACCATGGCGCTCGAGCCGCACATTCTGGCGATGGCGAAGAACATCGAGGCGGCCAACGCCGGCCCGCCCAGCCAGTACGCACCGGGGAAACTGGGGCAGTTCGGGATCCCGAGCGCGATCGCGCCCACCGGGCAGATGCCTCCCGGTGGCCCCGGCGGTCCGGTCCCGGGCAACGTCGGCGGTCCGCCCGGCTCGCGCCCCGGTCCTGGCGCCGCGCCTCCTCCCCCGCCCCCGCCGGGGGCGATCTCCGGCGGCACCGACATGGTTGCCGGCGGCTTGGCCGGGCCCAGGCCGCCGCTTGCACCGGGCAACTTGGGGTGACGGCATGTCGGATGCAGTCGACCCGGTGGATTACGGTGCGATGGCGCGCACCATGATGGGAACAGCCAACCCGGTGGCGGCGCAGTATCCCGTGCTGGCTCCTTACACTGCGAATACGGTCGTGTCCCATGGCAAGCCGAGCGGCCCGCAAGACGACAGGCAGCTGGAATTCTATCAGCCGTGGGAGCGCGACAATCCTACGCCTGGCCAGCTTCACGTTCAGCTTTTCAACAGGAATTTGAAGGGCGGCGATCTGAATGAGGCGATCGCCGGCGATCTGCTGCATCATCTGGGCTCGGTGGATCCGAATACGGGGCAACCCGTGGACCCGACGTTTTACGCCCTGAAGCAGCAGCTCGGCGCGGCGCGAACGCCACAGCATCTGCGGGCCGATCGGGAAGCATATGAAATGGAGGCGGCCAACCCGTCCTACACGACGTCGCCGTATCCCCAATGGGATCATGACAATCGACTGGATGCGTATGTGCGGGGCGGCGTTTTTCCCAAGCAGAACCCCGGATGGGACAAATATCTGACGTCGGAGATGCAGCCAATTTTCCAGCAGATGAGGTCGTACCTCACTGGGACGACCTCGACGAGGAGGTGACGCGATGCCGGAACCGAATTACCGCGAGTTGGCAAAGACGCTGCTGGAGATGACGGCAGCGCCTGTCACGATGTCCCCCGTGGATATTCTTTCGTCTCTTGTGGGCAAGCGTGGCGATCCGATGAGCAGGGTCAACGCCTACCGGGCTCAGAACCGGCGTGCTGGCGATTACATGTTCGACCCGAAATCAGTGCAGAGCCAGAATTACGGCATGGCCGGCGGCAAAGGGGAGATCCCGCTGCAATTCTTTACTGCTCCGCAGCAGACCAATCAAACAATGCAACAACCACAGCGCTCCATGGGGGACGATCTGGTGGCCGCACAGCAATTTTTGAGGTGAGCCATGCCTGACCAGACCATGAAAGGCCTGCACGACCCGAACTATTCCGGCATGGCTGCGCAGATGCTGCAGCTCGCCGGCGGTCGCCGGCAGTTGCCCGGCTCGGCCACCGGCCGCGACCCCGGCCAGCCGCCCTACCAGGGGCTCGACCGTTCGATGACGCCGCCGCAGGTCAGTCCCGGCATGCCCGGCCTGGAGCGCGCGCCGGTGATCAATCCTTACATGCCGATGCTGCAGGGCCCGCCACCGCGGCGGCCCGCGCAGATCATGGCCGGCCAGATGCGGCAGGAGCCGTCCTGGGCGCCGCCCAGTCAATTGCCGAGGCTGTAACAGAGGAGCAGGAGAATGGCAGCAATCCAGGTGGCGATCGTCGGCACCACGACCGGTCCCGATGGAGTATCTATTCCAGTCACCATCACGGGTGATCTGACGATCACCGGTCTGGGCGTCGGCGGCGGCCCGATCATCCCGCCCGGGCAACCGCCCGGCGAGCCGCAATTCCCCATCGTGCTGCCGCCCGGCACGCCGCCGTTCGAGCCATCGGCTCCTGGCGGTTACCCGCCCATGATCGGCGGTGGCCCGATCGTTCCGGAGGCACCGCCCGACCCGAGCAAGCCGCCGCTGTTCATTCCAATCTGGTTGCCGGGCACTGGCTGGATCGTGATCCCCGGCTTCCCGGTGCCAACTCCGTCATCCGGCAAACGCCGGCGATAAAGATGCTGCTGCGCGGTACCTTCGGCGTGCTGTTCGCGATCGGCTTCGGGCTCTACTGTTTGTATTTGTTCGACGCCAGGCAGCGCGCGAGCCATCATCGCCACAGCTGGGACATTCAGGATCGGAACCGCTGATGCCAAAGGGTGACTACCTCGCCAACGGCATGCTGGCCGCGGCGGCTGACAACCCGGCCGACCGCGAGGCACTGGCGCCAGACACGTTTGCGGAGCGGTTCGGCCAGCAACCCAGCCAGATCGAATTTGCTCACGCCAACATGCAGCCTGGCGGCCAGACGCCGGCGGGCATCTTTGGCGCCTCCACCGCTCCGCGCGGCGATCCGTTCGATTGGCGCTACGACTACGCGGACCTGAGCCCGAAGGAAAAGGATCTGTTATTCCGCACCGCGCACAACGAGATCGACGATCGCGATGTAGGCAGCGGTGCCCACTTGCGGTTTCTCGAGGCGGCGCTCAACCGGCACCACGCCGAGGTGGCCCGCGCGCGTGCGCTGGGCGCACCCGAACCGACCATGACCGACCTGCTCTCGCGCACCGGTTCTATTCGCACCGCCGGCGAGCAGCATGGCGGCGCGTATTATTACCCCCCGGTGACGCATGCCCGCGTGGCCAGGACGGCATTGTCGGACGACCAGCGCAATTACTGGGAGAACCTGTACGGGCAGGTCACCGGCAATCGCGCCCAGGGCGTTACTCCGTCCAACACCTGCAACGCCTGCACCGGCAACGAGAGCGGCGGCGTGCATTCCAGCGGCGCCGAGGTGGTGGCGCGGGAGCCGCGTAAGGCCGGCGAGCGCTGGGTGGCGGAAAACTGGACGGTGCCCTGGATCAACGAGATGCGCGGGCAGGCCCCCACCGCTGGGGTCACCGATGCCTCCACCGCATCGGCCTACCCGGGCAGCTCCGGTTCGGTCGCGCGCCCAGGCTCGAGCCCGACCGTGGCCGCGGGCACGACCGGCAATGACATGTCGAGCCTGCCCAACGCCAGTCTGGCGGCGGCGCTGATGCCGTATTTCCAGGGCGCCGCCGAGCAGCAGAAGGGCCAGGACTACGCCAACATCATTGCCGGCATGGGGACCAAGCCGATCAAGAGCCAGGAAACCGATTACCGGTCATTCTTCCGGCCGCTGCGGAGCACCTATGGCCAGTTTGGATGAGATCCTTGCGCTCGGGCGCAACGCCGCTAGCAGGCAGGCGGCTCGGGCGGCAATCGAGCGCGGCAAGGGCGGTCCGCCTTCCTATCAGGAAGCCTCGGCGCGACCCAACGGGCTCGCTTATGGGGCACTGTCCGCGGCCACCTCGGATCCGGCCGAGCGTGCCGCCCTGCGCATGCGCGAGAGCGCGCAGCCGTCACGTGGCCGGGCCTATTCGCCCGGTCTGGAGACCGCACTGCGCACCGGACTGGAATTTGCTCCCTACGGGATAGGTCCGGTCATGGGCGGCATCAATGCCGTCACCGGCGGCTCGCCGGCCGATGTTGGCCTCTCCAC